AAGATAATTATGAGAAATTCAATCAAAGTAATTGATGAATTTGATGATATATTCGATACGGATTCGAGCAAGATATCCGCACTATACTACGATTTTTGTAGACTTGATGAATTGTATAACATAGAAGAAGCAGTAGAAATAGGTTTTAAAAAATTTCTAATTAAATCTGTAAAAGAAACTAAATCTATGTTAGACTATCATAACTACAACTGTAAATCGGAATGTATGATTTGTAAGACTAAAAAGAAAATGGAAGGTGAGTTAATTGAAAGAAAAAGACCCAAAATATCAACAAAGCACAAGAAATAAAAAAATAGCAACAAGATGTAGGGTTTGTGGTAAGCAACTTACCAATATAATAGAAATAGAAAACGAGTGTCACATTATTTGTGACAAAGATAATAAAAATGTATATATGATGTGATAATATGAATGAAGAAAAAGAAAGAGAAGTAATAATACAAATACCAACAGTAGATGATAGTAGTGATATGTATGGTAGTTTTAAAATTACATGGACAGGCTATCGCCATAATTGGGCAAATAGAATACTAAGTGTTAGAAATAATACAGCAAAAGACCCCATACTACATGCAGTTAGAGGCTATTTTAAGGAACAGTTAGGCAAAAACCGTCTAAAAAATAAAAAAGAAATGGACTTTAGTATAGGCTCTGTTCCTATTTTATTAGAAGGTTCTAGTAGATATTATATGAATGGCAAAGCGGTAAGTTTCAATCACATGCTTAGTGTTCTTGCTAGAGTAGCAATCAAGTCTATTTGGACTGATGACACAATACAGTTACAGAGAACACTGTTAAGGTCGTTAAATATATCTGAGGATGTAAGATATGTATTAGAGAACAGGATGCCCTATAATTTCTACAAAGATTTTGAAAGAGTAGAGGTTAGGCTAAATGTTCAACAAATAGGCTTTGATGAATATGCAATAGAGGTCAGCGATGGTATTTGGGGAACAATGAATGGAAAAGAGATAACATCATTCTGTTCTTTCTTTCTACACGGAAAGAAAACAGGAAAGTGGAAATTTTGCTCACCTAATAAGTTGTTTTTACAAACCGTTGGTAGAAAGCCAACGAATTCAGAACTTGAACTAATGATTCCTTTCTTAGAGCAAAATAGAACCAAAGATTTGATTGAACAAAGAGCGCAAAAATTAGTCCAAGATATGGTAAAGCAATTCTCTGATAGAATTACTCTTGTTTACAAAGATTCTGTTAGCCCAAAGACCGATGGTAAACTAGACGGCATGATAGTTAGAGGTAAAGGTTACGATTGGTATATTAGGGATAACGGAAACTCTAGCGGAACACAAAGAGTATCTACATATGTATTAGGAACTAAAATCGAATATGAATATAAAGACGATAATGACGAAGATGCAGTAGAAACAAGGTCTAATGATTGGAAAGGGCCGATTTGTATAGATAACGCCACTAATGATGCTCCATTAGGAGACCAAATGTGTGCAAGAGCATTTGCCGCATTAAATGATATTATGATGTTAAAGAGAGTAAGCACCATTAGGGGCTATATTAGAGATGTAGAGGAAAACTCTGTCAGACTCAAAGACACTGCTTTTGAATTGGAGAGATTATATGACAAGCAACTACACTTATACTTGTGAGGAATGTTCTAGTAAATCAGTATCTTTTAACGAAAGACTAGGAGAAATGACCTGTGATGAATGTGGCTTAGTTATAATAACCGAACTCTTTGAAGAGACGGTTCTTCCTGTGGATAAGAAAGGCGATATTGTTCATTCTCCGGATAGAGGTAAATTAGGCTCTGTCATTAACGGTAAATTAGGTAAAGTCGCAAAACACCATCATGCTAAATCGAATTACTCTTCCTACATCATGAGAGGATTATCTTTTTGTAAAATACTTTTAGCAAACTTTACTTCTAGTAGTTCAATAAGAGATAGATGCGAAGAAATATACATTACGCTATATCGAAAAAATATTATCAATAGGTCATCTTACGAGGATAGAGCCTGTGCTATTGTATATTACTGTCTATTAGAAAATAATACGCCTGTAAAATATGCAGATGTTTGCTCTATAGAGTTTCAAAGCGATAAATCTAAAGTAATTAAATTAGTTAAGAAAATCAAAAAGACTTTTGGTAAAGTGACTAAACCAATAGATTACCGCTATGAAATAGAAAGAGTAGCAGTTCAAGTTCTAAACAATGTGGGGTTTGTTCAACAATGCTTAGACATACATGATTATTTTCAGCCAATAATAAACGAAAGTAATTACAATATTCCCACTAGTTATCCAGTGGCAATCGCTTGGATAGCAACTAATGTTAATTGTAGAACTGATGTAACTGCTAGTATGATAAGTAGGAACTGTAACATATCTAGATGGTCTATTAGAAACACGACTAATAGACTACTTGAGTTAATAGGAAAAAAAGAAGTAAAAGAAATAAGAGGAAAGGAATTAAAATGAATGATGGAATAAATGAAGAATGGATTGAATACTATGTGTATTTAGAAGAATTACGGCAAAGTGGAGTAACCAATATGTTTGGTTCTGCTCCATATTTGAGAGAGGAGTTTGGCATAGGTCGAAGAGAATCAATAAGGATTGTAGCAAACTGGATGGATAACTACGAAGAATTGATAGAAAAAGGAATAATTAGTAGAGGTGAATAAATATGAAAGATAAATTACAATACCCAACAATAGCAATACAATTGGTAAATCCACAAGGTATGCCTTATGATATGCCGGATGATTGGATGGAGACTGTTATTTCTATTGCGGCTATGATTAATGCCAAGTATAAGATTGGTGTTGATACAGTTTATGGAACAGCATCAAGAGAAGGATTTGAGATATTAAGTGAAGAATGTGGTAAGGAGGAATAAAAATGAAAAGAAAAGTATTAGTGATTGGAGCAGGTGGTATTGGGAGTTTCTTGATACCACTTTTAGATAAAGTAGGATTGTATCATATAACAGTAGCAGACCCCGATAAAGTAGAAACAAAGAACCTACCTTATCAAAACTTTACTACTGATGATGTAGGAGAAAACAAAGCGTCTGTTATGGGTAATAGATATCGCAGTATAATGGGAGGTTCTCAATTTCCTATTCTAACTGAAAAACAAATGCAAGGGTATGATTTAGTCATTTGTTGTGTAGATAATTTAGGTCTTAGAAGAACCATGTATAACACAAAGATTAAGTGGTTAGACTTACGGGCGCAAGGCAGGAATGCCGCACTTGTGAGCCATAAAGCCGACATTAAGATGTATGAAAGTTTATTGGCAGGTAAAGATGGGTCATTCTCTTGTCAAGGAGATTCTTGGGATGGAAGCAACAAAGGAGTTCATTTTATGCAAGTTGCTATTGCAGGAATGGGCGCTCAATGGATTCAAAGATACTTCAATGATGAAGAAGTATGTGACTTCAAGGTGGTGAATGTATGAGTAAAATGAAGGATAAGTATTTTGATAAAATAAATAATGATGATGATAGCGGATATGAAAGGTATATGGAAGAACTAAGCGAGAAGAGATTTTTGGCTGAGAGGCATATCATAGATAATTATGACAAAACAAAAAATATCAAAGATTTGTTTGAACCTATTTGGTATGCCTCCACTGAAATTCTACCTCATTTAGAAGTTCAAGTTGTCATTGATGCTAATAGAGATATTCATGTTTCAACCGGAACAGCAGGATATGTAGACTTTCAAATAAACCCTGTTGGTATGAAACTGCCTGTTGAATGTTGGATTCATACTCACCCTTTCGGTGTTGCTTATTTTAGTGGAACAGATATAGGAACTGTTAGAGTTTGGCAACCCATTATGAAGGAAGCCTATGTATTAGGTGGAGTAGAACATTATGGCCATTGGACTCAAGATAGACCTAATGCACTAGACATTTACCAAAATAACGAATATGAAGAAACACAAGTTTGGAATAGAAGAGGTGAAGAAGAATGAAAGCATATGGAGATTGGGTTGTTCTAGAAAGAACAACAAAGAAACTAGCAAGTGGATTAATGATTGATGCAGGTAATGTTGGATTAGTAGTAGATTCAGCAGATAAGAAAATCATAGGAAAGCGTGTTTTGTTTTCTCAAAAGCATGAACAACATACCTATGGTGATTATTTCATGGTTCACAAAAATTCAGTAATGGCAATAATACAGGAAAAGGATGACTGATGACTGAAATGATAACAGAAAAAGAAATGATGAAATGTATAGATGATATAGGAGAGCGATTGAATTTAACTAAAGGTGAAGGACAAATGCCATTTTTAGATTTTATAAAATGGGTAAAAGGTAGTATTGTAGATTGGTATGATAATCATAAAGACTTTGAGAGGGATGACGAATGATAATTAAAGGAACAGAAGTGAAAGAAAAACTATTGAAAGGAATAGATATTGTAGCGGAGACAGTAAAACCTACACTTGGCCCACAAGCAAAAACAGTTATTCTTCAGGGCAAACCTCCTGTAATAATTAATGATGGAGTTACTATTACTAAATACATTAGTCACGATGACCCCTATATTAATATGGGAATTCAACTAGTTCAAAACTTAGCAAGTCAAGCACAAGATGAATCCGGTGATGGAACAACAACCGCTTGTGTTTTGGCTCAAGCAATATGTCATAAAATGCTAGAGGCAGATGTAAAGGATGTTCATTCCTTCAACAAAACACTTAATGAACTTAGAGATACTATTGTTAAGAATTTAATGCACAGTGCCAAAGAAGTAAAAGATACAGATGTTTTAGATGTGGCCACAATAGCCGCTAATAATGATAGTGAAATGGGTTCATTGATTAATGAAGCAGTGGGTATGGTTGGAAGAAGCGGAATAATAACAGTAGAAGAATCTAATTCTTACAAAACGGAATTAGTCCTACGAGAGGGATTGGAAATCAATGAGGGATATCTAAGTCATCTAATGTGTAATACAGATGGTGGAAAGGTAGTGTATGAGAATCCTATCATTTTCCTATCTAATTTATCCTTTAATGCCTTCAAAGACCTAATACCTATGCTTGAGTATGCTAGTCAATCGGGTAGACCCCTACTAATTTTATGTAAAGGTCTAGATAGTTCTGCCATGAATAATCTACTTATGAATATAATAAATAATACAGTTCAATGTTCAGCAATACTAGCACCTAACTTTGGTGATGAGCAATTAGATGAACTTCTAGACTTACAAACAGTAGTCGGGGGAAAGGTGTTTGCTTCAGAAGTAAAAGACGACCCTACTATATTTGTTGATGAGTCCTTTGGGAGTTGTGAACGGGTAGTTATAACAAAAGAAAAGACCACCTTTATCGGAACTAGCGGGACAGAAGAAGCAGTAGAAAATAGAATACAGGAACTAGCCAAAACTCTAGAGGAAATAAAGGGACATAGAGCCGCTAGACTAAAAAGCAGAATTGCTAGACTTAAAGGAGGTATTGCTACGATTAAGGTTGGTGCATCTTCAACCATAGAAATGAGAGAAAAGAAAGAAAGATTAGACGATGCTCTTAATGCTACTAAAGCCGCTTTAGAAGAGGGAATCGTAGTTGGTGGAGGACTAACCTTAATTCAGGCTTGCGATACCATACCTTCTAAATATAATTGGTTCAAAGAGGCACTACAAGCACCTTACTTAACTCTGTTACAAAATAGCGGAAGAGACGACTTGATGGCCATAATTAAGGATACGCATGTTAAAAAGGATATTGCCAAAGGTAAGGGATTTAATGCCCTAACCAATAAAATAGAGAACCTATCAAAAGCGGGTGTGTTTGACCCAGTGAAAGTAACTAAGAGTAGTTTCTTAGCCGCTATGTCTATTGCTCAATTATTCTTTTCTACTGATGTAGCAGTTTTGTTACCGGAGGAATAGAATTGAAGTGTCCGACTTGTTGGAGAAGAATGCAAGGATATTATGCTAGAAGGTTTGGTAAGTGTAAGTATTGTTTGGAGAGTGAAAAGAAATGAAAAAAAGAGCAGTAACAGTAACATTACCTGCACCGCATAAAGCACAGATTAAATGTCCTATTTGTAAAGGAAATAAGTGCATAGTTTGTAACATGACTGGCAATCTAAAGATAGATGTCGCACCAAAGATACCTATTCAAAGAGCGCACATTATCAAATATGTAGTTGAAAATATACATGACATAGCGGGAGAAATTACGAAAAAATATGGTTTAGTTCCGGAAATAAATACCAAGGAAGTAATACAGGTGAACAACGGCCAATATGAAATAGTTCAAATATCGTCTCTAGGCGGTGCGTGTTGGGTAGTGAATAGATTAGATGAACTAGATACACCTAGATACTTTACTTCTAGAAAGGAACTAGATACATTCAAGCAGGGGTGGTTAAGTGAGTGAAATGCCAATAGTAGGAAGAATAATTAGAGATGCAACACAGGAAGTATTAGTAAAAAGAGGAGTCTATTGGAATATAGAAGTTATGGATATTCGTTGGTTTAGAAACGATAAACCAACGAATAAAGGCATCAGGCTGAACATGGAAGAGGCTAAAACTCTTCTAAATATATTAAGGAGTGAATTAGATGACGGGAACTAAAGGAATAAGCAAGAAGTTTGCGAAGAGAAGTTTAGAGAAAGCAAATCAACTTAGGCAACATACGCCTAAAGCGTTAGAGGAATATTCTAAGAAGGCACATGAAATATTAGATTTGTTTTCTTGTTATTTAGAAAATAACATGAAAGTGCCACCAAACTCCGGCAGGGGTTGTCGAATGACAGAAGAACATATCGAATTACATTTTGGTAAGTTCTATTTAACAATGAGAAAAGCAATGGATAGTGAGAACAATGGATTTTAATAAATTATATTTAATATGCAATAACAATAAGAAATTTGACAACTGGACTTTAAGGTTCAAGAGGAGATTGACTGGTTTAGCCTTAGACCACTTCAATCAAGGTTGGGTTGATGTAAAGCAAGGTAATTATTTAGCAAGGGCAATTTTCGTCTGCTATTGGGAAATTTATGCTAATGGTAAATTAGCAAGAGTAAGCCCTGCAATTACTCAAGCCACCTTAGTTCATTTGATGCACAGATTTCTAGAACAAGAAAGATTTGAAGAAGTCGAATTAATTCAACATATGATGACTAATTTCCTGAGACTATTAACTGTAGTAGAACAGGAGGAAGAAGAGTGACTGATAAATGGATAACGGTTTGCAGATTATTAGAACAAACAGAAAAAATATTTCCCTCGACTCAAGTAGTATTGGTATCAAGACAACTATCTCACTTCAATAACAAGGCGAATTTGTTTAAATTGCTCTCTTTGGAATTACAAGAAAACAATATAGGTAAAGCCAAAGTAGAATTGTGGGTATCTAAAATATTTGATTTGTTTCCTGAAGAAGTTGCTAATGCAGTTTCTAATTATGGGGACATAGGTAGTGCCATCTATTTCTTAGAGATATCTAAGAAGTCATCAGATTTTACTTTAAAACAAATATTAGATGTTCTTCAACTAGATTGTGCAAAATCCTCCGGTTCTACCTTTGACTTGATTAAAGAAATGGTAACTAAAATGTCCGACATAGAGAGAAAGTGGTTCTTCAGATTCTTAGTTAGAAAGACTAGAAATAATATGGGAGAAGGACAACTAAAAAAGATATTAGCAAAGCATTACAAACTAAAAGCAAAGGATGTAAAATCTCATTTAAACTTCAACTCATTCTCTGATGTTGTGATGTATTATGAAATGAACGAAAAACCTCCGATGAATTTATCACATGGTTCTTTTGTAAAACCAATGTTAGCAAAAGAAGTTCCTATGAATAAGTGGCCGGAGAATAAGATTGTAGATTACAAGTATGATGGTAATAGATACCAAATACACAAAGAAGGAGACAATGTAATTATCTTTAATCGTAAAGGCTCTATTGTTACACCACAGTTTGAAGATGTCGTAGAGCGAGTTAGAGAATACGAAGTAGATTGTATTCTTGATGGTGAAATATATCCAATCAATGATGATGGTTCACCTGCTGAACATAAACTAATGGGAACAAGAGTTCATTCTAAGAACCATGTAGAAGCAAGAGAGAAAGTTAAAGTTAGGTGGGTCATATTTGATTGTCTTAAATTAGGTAGTAATACCATAATGGACTTATCTTACAGTGATAGATTAGAGAAGTTTTCACAACTGCCCGACCAAGCACATAGAATGGAAGAAGGCGGTGATGTTCTAGCATTCTATAATAGAGCGATTAACGATGGTTTTGAGGGCATTATTGTTAAGGATGCTACTCTACCCTATGAAGCAGGTAAAAGAAGCGCAGGGTGGGCTAAATACAAACCTCCTCGAATTGAATTAGATGTGGCTATCATAGCGGCTAAATATGGCCAAGGTGATAAGCGTGATGTCTTTGCTTCATTCAACATAGGAGTAAAAACAGATGTAGGGTTTCATCCGGTTGGATGGGTTGGAACAGGATTTTCGGATGATGAATTGTATGAATTAACTAAGTCTTTACGAAAGAATGTGGAGTATTTTTCTGGTGGAATTTACAAATTACTTCCAAGAACAGTTTTAGAAGTTTCAGCAGATTTAGTGTCAATGGATGAAAAAGGGAACTATGGTCTTAGATTTCCTAGATGTAAAAGAATTAGAGAAGATAAATTCGTAGCAGACACAAATACCCTAGATGACATAATTAGATTATATTCCGAATAACGCTAAAGGTGATTATTTAATGACAACCATTAACATACCACAAGCACCTGAAATACCTGAGTGGATTGAAAAATATGGGTATGTAGATATTTTTTCATTTTTTGCTTATGGTAAACTATCTCAAGATGATGTTGATTTACTCATCAAAGGATTGATGATAGCATCCGATTTCAATACCTTTGATAAAATAGCAATAGCATTTGATTACATCGGAGAAGATGAAGCAAGGGCAGTAATGAAATACAGAGGAACTAGTATCAAATTTATCTTCGCAGGAGGGTATGCAGTCGTAGAAGATATGCTAACCACTACAATACTAGATGGTATAGATTACTTAAGATTCAAGGGAGACTATGTGGGACATACAAGGGGAGAATCAAATGTATAGTAAAGAAACACTAGCAGGAATAATATTATCAAATGCTACTTTACAAATGCAGGCTAACAAAGACTTAGCCTATAAACTAGGATACTCGTTTAAAGTAAAAGTGGTTTTGAGAGGTAGGTCTGAGTATCTAGAAGGAATACATAGAAGTCTGTTACAGCAACAGATTAATTCTACTATTAGAGTAGTTGAGAGTAAAAATAGACCAAAACCAATACTGTTCATTAGTAGGTTAAGTGATTTAATGAAACTTCAATTACTTATACCTAGAAACATACCCGCTAATAAATTTGATAGAAGAGTATTTGAACGACTAATAGAAATACTAAGTAAAAAAGAACATCTAACTCTAAAGGGTCTAGATGAAATATTAAAAATAAAAGAGGCCTTATAATGGGACTAATAAATATAAATAAAGAAAAACCAATAATCATAGTAGGTAAAGTTGGAACGGGAAAAACAACTCAAGCAAAAAAACAACTACCTAATGCTAGAGTAGTTTATGCAAATGATTGTGATATAGATATTTTTTCTCTGTCTAGAGATAATGGATTAATAATAGAAGATGTTCACTTTAAACCGGATACTAAAACCATCTTAACTATAATTAGAAATTTTAGAGGTAAATTAATTCTAACTTCAATAAATCAAAAATCTATTCCTAAGCAAATAAAAACTATGTGTAAAATAAAAAGAGCAGGAAAAGAAAACTTTCTAAGAGAGAGTATAAATACTCTAGCACCGAGAAGTATAGAACCCAACTCGTATGAAAGAGACACCTTTTCTCTAGTTCAGGACTACCTTAGAACAAAAGATAGAGAATTAATTTGTGAATTATTAAAGTTTAACAAGCCAAGCGACATACAACTACTATCATGGTTAGATAATAATATTCACCCCAACAAAATAATGTTTGTTGATAGGGTAGTAAAGAGGAGATGGAAGTTAGATTACTTCTACGAACTGCTTAGTTATAGCCACGATGGTAATCATTTTGGTAGAACTGAAATGCCGAAGAGGGGTTCTTATTCTAAGATACCTTACTTAGCAAGAAAGATGAAAATCAAAGACTTCAGAGTTTTCAAACAATTGCTTACCGATGACGAATTCAAAGCATATGTCGGGACTAAGATGAGCAATTCAGATTATCGCAGTTTAGGCTTGGGTGAAAAAATAAAAATAAAAAAACAAAAAAGACCGGAACAATATCAAAAGACATTAGGTGATTATCTATGAAACACACGATACACGGACATCAATGCGTCCATTGTGGTAAAGGAATGAGGATAACTAAAAGAAGCAGAATGTCCTCAACAACAAAACTTTGTTTTTCCTGTCTCAAGAATAGAGACGATTTACCAGAAAATTACTTCTGTGAAGCAATTTCTAAATCAACTAAAAAAAGATGTAGAACGATAACAATGGAGAGGTATTGCTCTCGGCATAAAAATGGAGATGAAAATAATGAAACACAAATTAGCAAGAAAAAGAATAACAAAAATGTTAGATGAAGATAATCTAACAACAGGGCAAATAAAAGAAAAACTAATTAATGCAAAAACCGCAAAAGGCAGACCCTCTACAAAGGGAGTATTAACTAGTAACCAGTTACAAATGGTTCTAAGCCAAAACTATCGAAAGGTTAGTTTTTGCTCTAAAACAAGACAAGTAATATGGGGGAATAAATAATGGGATTTGAAATAGTAGTATTATTATTTTTGGCAGGTTTTCTTTATTGGTTAGGAGGACTATTGATGCCGGAGTTTAAACCAATACAACAAGAACTAATTAAATTTGAAGAGGAATAAAAATGAAAAGTGAAGAATTACAAAAGAAAAGTGAAGAACTAGCAAGCGAATGTGAAGAACTAAAAGAAAAGATATACGAAGCCGAGCAACTTGAAGAATTACTTGAATGGGCTAATAGAGCAGAAGGCTATATTACTGATATTTTGGGTGGTATAGGAGATGTTGGTATTGAAGAACCTCATGGTTGGCTAAGTGAAATTATGTATAATTTAGTTAGAGAAATAGAATCTAAGTTGGAGGCTTTGTGATGGATGAATTAGAAATAATTAAGAGAAAATTAGAACTTTTAGATATTATAAATGATACTACGAACTATTTGGATTATGAAATACTAGCCAAATTAGAACGAGGTTTCTTCTTTAGAAGAAGTGAAGTAGAAGGACTTTATGATAAGGAGATTCTTGATAAATATAAATATGAAGCGGAGAGAGTATAATGTTATGGACAGAAAAATATAGACCAAGTAAATTAACTGAGATAAGAGGACAAACTAATTTTACAACAGATGCGTATAATTGGATTGAAGAAAACAATATGCCTAACTTGTTAATCTATGGTCAATACGGAACGGGTAAAACTGCGGCAAGTATTGTTCTAGCAAAGTCTATTCTAAAAGATGATTTCAAAAACAACTACATTGAAATCAATGCTTCGGATGATAGGAAACTAGAAACCGTTAGAACGACAATTAAGAATGTAGCACAAAGCATGACTTTGGGTGATGCACCATTTAGAATAATCCACTTAGATGAAATGGATGGCATGACAAGTGATGCTCAAAATGCATTGAAGAGAATCATGGAAAGATATGCTGACAATGTTAGATTCATCATAACTTGTAATGATAGGAACAAAATTATATTTGCTCTACAAAGCAGATGTGCAAACTACAACTTCAAGCCAGTATCTAATGAATCCATGCTCGAAGTAGTCAAGGATATTCTATCAAAAGAGAGGGTCACGACCTTTCAAGAAGAGGACTTGAAGGAGTTTATATATTCTATGAATGGTGATTTACGCAGGGCAATTACTGAATTACAGGCCGCCAAATCAAGCAAGACCACACTTAAGAAACAGGTAGAATCGGGTCTAGAAGAATATCAAAAAATACTAATAAAAATAACAGATAAAAATTCCAACACAATTATTGATATGCACAATTTAATTTACGAGGGTAGGTCTATGAAAGAAATTTGTAACGGATTACACGATGTCGTGTTAGGTTCTACCGGACTAGATACAGCGCAGAAGTTCAAACTACTGCGTGTTATAGGAGAAGCCGAGTGGCGTTCTTCGACAATGACTCCAAAGATATTAGCGTCATGGATGGTGGGGCAATTACTTTAGAGAAAAATACAGGAGGTAAGTAAATGAATACTGAAATAAGTGAAGAAATGAAAAACGAAATAATGAAAAGTTTGCCATATATTGGTATGAACGAAGAAGAGGCAACAGCCAAATTCCTAGAAATTTGTGCTGAAAATGGTATTGAGCCAACCAACCCTATTGCTAAGGGTCTTTGGCGAAACTATGTTGCCAACAAAAGAAGGATGGATAACTCCAACACTTCTAATAGCGGAAACAATGATTTGTTTAAAACCGCTACAGGCTTCTTTGTTCTTCTAGAAGAACCTAGAGATATGATGGCATGGAACAGGGCGCAGGCAAAAGAGCAGTTTATGAGGGATTCAGATAATGCTTTAGAAAAGGGCTTTGTCGCAGTTGCAGAACAAAAAGAAAATGGGTATCTAGTTTCTAGATATCACGATGGCGAATACAGAGAGGCTACTTTGTCTAAATTACCTGAAGGTGCAGAAGAGAGTGATGATGGTCAAATCTTTATCCCTTTAGATAATACACCAGTCTATATGAATGGTGGCAAGAATGCTAACTACGGTAAGCCACTACCTAAAGAACTGATGAGAAGAATAGGTATTTTCTATGGAACAGTTACAGGTCAGTTTGAAGATATGAAACCATACTTCTTTTCCTACAAGAACAAAGGCGTAGACTTCAAACCAAAGACCTTTGATTGGGTTCAGTTTGTTTGTGTAGCAGGTTCTAATGGAACTGATATCTATGGAGCAACTGATACTACGCTAAAGACACTAAGAAGATGTGAGGATGTTAATCCGGACGATGATAAATATGTTAATGTAAGTATGCTTGATATGCAAGCACTTGTTCAAAACAATTTTGATGATAACAAATGCGACCTAGTAGACCTTGATAGAGTTCATATCCTAAACCAAAATCTACCAACGAGAGAAAGATATGTTATTACTCAAGGCTCTGTTGTTAGTCTAAACATGACACCGACATCTAATGGTAATAGAATACTGAACATAACAGATTTAACAGTAGAAATGGATTCATCTTCCTTTGAAGATGGTAGTCTATCTACTACTTGTTGGATTCCCGAAGCAATTGACATTGACTTTGGCATAGGTTCAGAGATTTTAGTTGCAGGAAGAACAAGTCAAAGAGTTATTGATGGTGAAGCAGACCCAGTTACAATTAATGTATCGGGAATGTATTGTCTATCTAAAGTAGGTTTAGCACCGGAAATCAGTGAAAGACTAAGTGAGGAAAACTACGACGAGTGGCTTTGATTACTTTCCAAGGGAATTAATTCCCCTCTTCAACAAGTGTAAGTGTGAACTTGTGGAAAAAGATTGATGCTCGAATGGGTGCGAAGCCTATTCTTAAGGAGAAATTAAAATGAGTTTAATACAAGATAAATTACTAATAAAACCAAATAGTTATGTTATTTCTTTGGAGGATGTTACTTTTATTTCCTACAAAGAAAACGAATCAAAACATGAAGAATATTGGCTAAAATTATATTTTGGAGATATGGAATCTAGTAGATTCGTTAGATATGTAGCAAGAACAAAAGACGAACTAAAAGAAATAGTGTATCAATGGGCGGGTCTAAAGGATATTGATATGACAGAGGATGACTTAGACACATTACAGAGGTGATAAAAATGATGAATATAAAAACAAATACAGAACAAGCGAAGCAAATGACCAATAACGCTAGAGTTATTGCATTTGCGGATAAACTAAAAGAACAAACAAGCAAGAGGTTGTCTAGAAATAACAGACTACTTTGTGGTATTTGGGGAGAACCTAAAACCGTTAAGAGTGGTCTAGCATTAGATTTTCCTAATAAGCAGGTTTATGTTTTGGATTGGGATAATGGTTGCGAACCAACATGGAGACAAAACCACCAAATGACTGAAAGAATTACTTTGTGGAATCCCGAAGTAAGAAATCAAAATGGAGAACTAGATATACAGAAGTCCGAAGCCAATTCAGAGGACTTTGTATTGTTTGTTAAATCTAAGATAGAAGCAGGAGAGGATGTCTTGTTTGTTTTTGATGGAGTAGATAAATGGCTAGACTGTTGCACACTTCATGTAACAGGTTCTTCTAAAATAGGCAAACCACAAAAGATGAAGTTTGAGTGGGGCAAAAGAAATGCACCATTTTATTCTTTATTGAAGATGTGCTTAAATCTAAATTGTGACCAAATCTACATTACTCATGCTAAAGCAGATTATGGGGCAACAGGTGAAGTTATTGGTTCTAAACCTAATTGGCACAATCTAGGAGACATGCTACACCAAATCATCTACACTAGAAGAACAAAAAGAAAGAACGATGTAGTCTACAAAGCAGAACTACAAAGCAGTAAGTCTAATACTAAACTAGTTGGAAAGGTTTGGGAATCTTTAGAGATTGCTAATGGCGAAGTAAAGTGGAATGGTCTTAAAGAACTAAAAGAGGGAAATATATGAAATTTGAAATACAAGCACAAGAACTTAAAAATTCTTTAGAAAGAATGGAAATGAAAGGTAAGTATGTAACAGTTGGAGGTTTCTCATCTTCTACTTTAGGTGAAAGTGTTTTGGCTTTCATAAATGACAACGAACTTCATTTCATGAATGGTGATGCAACCACTATGGCACTTCTATCAGTAGAAATAAATAATCTAGAAGATGGAAGAGATACGCCATTTTGTTTCCAGTTTAAAGAACTAATGCCGTTTTTAAAGACATTTAGTGGTAATCTATTCCTAAATATAGATGAAGGAAGAATGGAGATATCAACCGAAGATGATACTAACATAGTAAAAATACCTCTAATCCAGACACCGGATAATCTACAAACAGTATATACTATGAGAGCCATGCTAACTCAATTTACTAACTATAATAGAATAGTAGAACTTATTGATGGAGACGAACTACCAATGTTTAACAAAACAAAGTTAGAGTGTGCTTCTATATTTAATAATACAGAATTGACAAAGGCTCTAAAAACTTGTGAATTAATAGGCACAGGTATATTTGAAATGACTATAAATCATCAAAACGGAATGTTCGATATTCGCTCTACCTTACCAAATAAAGAATACATACACACTATGCAAAATGAGGAAGTAATAGTAGGTGAAGCATCAGTCAGTTTTACTTCTCCCGTATATTCTTTCTTTGAGAAAGACTCTGATTTAATTCTTTTAACAAAAGATGATTCACCAATAATATTGATTGCAGAAGATAGAGTTCTGCTTCGTGCGCCTAGAGTAAGAGGAGATTAGAATGATAATTAACGCCAGTAGAAATAAAAAACAAATATACAAATCATGGAGAGAAAATGGCGAAAAGAAGTTTGAAAGAGTAAACTTTAGACCTTACTTTTTCATTAAAGAAAATGAGCATAGACCTTCAAATTATCAAGTCACTAAATATGTTCAAGGTGAATTTGAATATGAAGATGGAGAGTTTTACAACTTACAGAAAGAAAAATTAGTAAAAGTATATTACGAAAGTGGTGCAGATAGCAAGGCTAAAAACTGTTTCAAAGAAACCTTTGAGGCAGATGTTCCTTATCATTTTAGGTATGCAGTAGACTGTATAGATGAAATGCCTATTTATGAAATGCGTAAATGGTATTGGGATATGGAATGGCAACAAGGCGGAGAACATGATGGTTGCATTACTACTATTGTAGTGTATGATAACTATGATAAGAAATATCACCAATGGTTCTGGTTTCCCCAAAATATGTTCATGACTTATAGCAATATTGATGAAAAACATAGATATACTTTTGGTTCTGAAAAAGAAATGATAGAACACTTTATAGAAACTATGATGTTAAAAGACCCCGATATGTTGATTGCATGGTTTGGTCTTAAGTTCGACTTACCTAAATTACTAGATAGAGCCTGTGCATTAGATATAAATCCATTATCTATGTCACCTATTAACCACATCAAGGGAATAAAACTAACTAAGAATAAATTTGTTTTTACTAAGCAAGATGGGTATTCGCCGATAGAACAACCAATAGCAGGTAGGATAACACTTAATTTAGACTTAGCATTTGAAAGACAATGGAATGATTCTCAAAGAGGAACACTACCCTCATTGAGTCTTGATTATGTTTCTAAGACTTTATTTGACGAAGGTAAAGAAATGAATACTAAGTTTGATGACCCCAATGATTTCTATCGTAGAGCGTGGTTAGAAGATACAGAAGCATACTTACATTATGCGTTAGTGGATGTAGAACTATTAGTTAAGATAGATGAAACTAACTTTTGTAGCGAAGCAATACTGTCACTACAAAGATTACTGAAAGCACCATTCGATGCTTGTTTCTATGCTTCTCATATGGGTTCTATTTACTTTATGAGAAATGCTTGGTGGAAAGCACCAACTGGCGATAGAAGTGTGGAAAGAAGAGAATATGACGGGGCTATGATTTACGACCCATTAAGCGAACAAACTCAAGGACTACATCTTAATGTAGCCGCTTTTGATTTTGCAGGTCTATATCCTTCAATGATGGTTGCTAGAAATATATCTTGGGAAACTAAATCAAACGACCCTACTGCCTTTGCTGTAAATATATCTACTCCTAGAGATTTTAGCGAAGTAACTACAACTAACATGATGTATTATTCTACAACTGAATTAGGTCTTTTACCGAAAGCGGTTTTAGAATTGAAGGAGTTGAGAAACGACTACAAAAAGAGAATGAAGAACGCTGATAGTAAATTAGAATATCAGAAGTGGTATAATAATCAAATGGCAGTAAAGAGATTGATGGCCTCCTTTTATGGTGTATTAGCGTTTCAAGGGTTTGGTTGGGCTGATGTAGATTTAGCCGCTAGCATTACTGCTAGTGCTAGAGAAGCGATTAGATTAGCCGCATTCAAAGCAAAGGAGTTGGAAGTATAATGGGAAGTAGTAATTGTATGATTTGTAATGAAAATGAATATTTAGATGAGTATTTGTTAGGAAATGAGTTATGGTGGGTATGCAGAAATTGTGTGGACTATGGCCTTATCATGTTAATAAATAAAATGAAACCAAAAAAGGAGTTGAAAGTATGAGTATAACAACAGTATGTAGAGAATGTGGAGAAACTTTTAGGAAGTTTTCTATCAAATCAAGGGAAAAAATATGTCAAGATTGTAAAGGAACTAAAGGAAGAAATAGATACAAAGTTATGACAAATAATACTTTGAATGCTATAGGAACTATAGAAACTTTAGATAAAAAGGTTGCAGAACTTTCAACTTCAATTGATGTATTACACAGCACTATTGCAGTTGAAGTTCAGCATCAAATAACTAAAGGTCTTGAGCCAATCATAGAGAAACTAATAGAAGAAAAGAATAACGAATTAAAAGATATTATTATTTCTTCTATGACTAAAGCACAAAAAGCCCAAGAAGAAGTTAAAGAATTAACTAAACTAATAAAAGGCTATAAGAGTTCTAACACTAGAATGAAAAATAAAATAAAGAAGTTTGAGGAGATGCTAAACCATGAAGTGTAGAACACCCTTGAGATGTAGGCCGGAGTTTGAAGGAAAAAATTATTGTAAAAGGTGTGCAAAAGAAGCAAGGGCTGAGGCCGAGAAATTTTTAGATTTCATAGATAAAAGACAGTATCGTAAAGGAGATGAGTAAGAATGAAATACATAACTAATGTTAGTGTTGAAATACATCACGATAGTTTAGAAACACTAGAAATAACAATGCAAGAGGTCGAAGAGATTATGCAATACATGACTAATCTTAAGCGGAAGTTTAAGGTCTCTGTAGGTAGAACCGATGGAGAAGGAAGAAGATTTTATACCAATATAAAGGAGATGAAAAGTAATGATGATGGACAGAACAAATGAACTCCTTGAAGAATTGCTCGCTATGATAGCAAGGTCAAATAAGATATTGATGATGGTAAATATCGTAAACATAGCAACCATCATAACTATAGTAACGGTGATAATATGAATAAAGAAGAAATGAAAAAGAAAATTGAATTATTAGAAATGCAGATTAAAGGATTGGAGAATGACTTAGATGACATGCAACAACAACTAGAAGATGCTCTTAAGGTAAGAAAGGCAGTTGCGGAAATAGAAGAACACTTAGATAAACAACAAAAAGGTTTTGAAAGTCACTTTTTTCCTACGCTAAAATATTTCTTAAAGAAGTGATAACATGAAAGTAGTTTATGGCCATACAGATTCTATTTATGTTCAAGTAGATTCTGTAGCAAAGGCGCAAATGATTTGTGCAGATATACAGGACAGTGTAAGAAAGCATTTTCCTAATGTTATGGGATTAGAGCAACATCCAGTTGTATTAGAGTTTGAAAAATACTATTCAGCATTAGGTGTTGGCACAACTAAGAATAGAAACGCAGGAATGATTACATGGAAAGATGGCGAATGGCTAGATGAAGCAGAGTTTGTTATGACAGGCTTTACTGCTAAAAGAGTTAGTGAAACAAAGTTAGCCAAAAATGTTCAAACAGATGTTTTGAAATGGTGGGTATCACAAGAAACATTGGAACAAATTAATTCTAAACTAAGTAGTATCTTTAATGATGTTCTTAGTGGTAATTATCCACTGGAGAATGTAATTAAAAGAAGTAGACTGAGAGAAGATAGGTTTACAGTTAGATGCTCTCAATGTAGAACTAAGTATGATTTAAGAAACATGGAAGAAATAAACTTCTGTAAGAAATGTAGTGCTAGTCCTTCTAAATTTAGAACACTGGAGGGAAGAAACCCAAGCATCGGTTCAGGAATAGCAGGGGTAATTTATGCTTGTCAAAACAACTCTAATACTTTTGATGATTCTTATCTTTATCTAAAAGTATTAAGTAAAGAAACATTTACTCATCCCTTAACTAAAGAGAACAAGCAAGTTCAGTATTTAGCAGGTTCTAATTATAAGGACTTTGAGGGGTCTTTGCCTGACTGGAAGCATTATGCAGAACAAGTGATTAGAAAAGCAGAACCGATTTATCGAGCGATGAATTGGGACATATCTAACATAAGAACAGGAACAATACAAAAAACACTAGGAGACTGGTTTTAATGAATTATGAAAATGAAATTAAAAATATGAAAGAATACACATACCAATGGAAGCCCGAAAATTATGACAAACCAAACGAACCAATATTAAAGGTCAGCAAA